ACCATAGGCTTCGAGCAATCCAACTCCAATGAGGTTGAAGTTATTTTCTTGGTCTCGTCCGGTAGCTTTGATCTGAAGGTTTCATCCGTTGTGACCAAAGGAACATTCCATCATGTAGCGTTCGTTTATGATAGAAATGGTGATGCAGATCTCAAAATCTATGTGAATGGTACCCTCAAGAATAGATCGGTACAATCAGCCGTGATGGGAGAATTCAATTTTTTGGGTTCAAATCTTACCATAGCAACAGGAATTTCGCATCAAGATTTTGCGCCACAAAGTACTTTTCATGGAGCCATTGATGAATTCAGGTTGTTCAACAGCGCAAGATCTTCTA